ATGGTAAAGCCGGGTGAAGCTAAAGGAACACAGACTCTTGGTGAGCGTATCAAGGGCACTATGGATTCGGCTGGTAAAAGCGTGGTGCGTACCCCGCAACAGCGTATGGCTGATGCCGCAAGAGAAGTTGAAGAGCGTCGCAAGAAAGAGTCTGGTATGAGGCGCGGTGGCGCAGTTAAGAAATATGCGTCCGGCGGTTCAGTAGGTTCAGCATCTAAGCGTGCTGATGGTATCGCACAACGTGGCAAGACCAAAGGAAGGATTTGCTAATGGCTAAGCAAGATAATCGTCGTCCGAAGGGCGATACAGGTGTGGCTGAAATTTATACCGCAGATAAGGGCAACCCACCGCCTGACCCGGATATGGGTTCGGTGAAAGGCGCTAAGCCAGTCTCTCCTGCTACCCCTACAAAGAAAGCTAAGGGTGGCTACGTCCGTGCAGCGGACGGCATTGCCCAGCGGGGCAAGACCAAAGGGAGAATTTGCTAATGAAAGAGAAACTACACTATGACGACAAGGGCTCTACTTTTAAAGAAGCCTTTGCCGAAGCCCGCAAAGAGGGCAAGAAGAGCTTTGAGTGGAATGGTGAGAAGTACAACACCAAGCTGAAAGAAAAAGATAAAGGCCCGGATGAGTCCGAAGCTGAGACCAAGCGTCTGGCTAGTAAAAAGGACGAGGGCGAAACTAAAAAGCCAACCAATCGTGGCACGGCAGCGGCGCTTGCTGGCGCGGGCGTTGGCCTTGGTGCGGCAGCAGCACTTAGCGGGATGAAGAAGTCTGAGCAGGAGCGCAAGGAACGTGCCCTAGCTAAAGGCAGAGAAGAGCGCAGCATGAAGTCTCCTGTGCGTAGTATTAGTACAGAAGAAGCAGCTTGGGAGGGTGAGGGTGGAAGAGCGTTCCGTAAAGGCGGTAAGGTGTCTTCGGCTTCTAATCGCGCAGATGGTATTGCCCAGCGTGGTAAGACCAAGGGAAGGATTTGCTGATGCCAGCTAAATCTGCCAAGCAAGAAAGATTCATGCAAGCAGTAGCGCATAACCCGAAGTTCGCAAAGAAAGTCGGCGTCCCTGTAACCGTGGGACAAGAGTTCACTAAATCAGGAGGCGGTGAAATGAAAGAATCAAAAGCAATGGTCAAGAAGGAGATCGGCTTCATGAAGAAGAAGGGCGCTCCTAAGTCCATGATCAAGCATGAGATGAAAGAAGCTGGCATGAAGAAGATGGCTTCGGGCGGTCTAGCTGCTGGTCACAAGGCTGCTGATGGTGTCGCTAAGAAGGGCAAAACCAAGGCGATGCAGGTCAAGATGGCTGGTGCCAAGGGTATGAACAAAGGCGGGTACTGCTAATGATGGCCTCGCGCGGTATGGGTGCGATTAGCCCTTCCAAGATGCCCGGCGGGAAGAAGAAAGCCCGTCGGGATAACACCGACTTCACTCAATATAAAAAGGGTGGGGAAGTGTGGGATAAGCCGCGCCCCAAAGATTTAGGTAAGTCCAAGAAGCTAAGCCCCGCTAAGAAGTCCGCAGCGAAGGCGATGGCGAAAGCCGCTGGTAGACCCTATCCAAACTTAGTGGATAACATGCGAGCCGCGAGGAAGTAATGGCAGTCACTACATCTACAACTAGCTTTAACCCAGACCTCAACGAGATATTCGAAGAGGCGTTTGAGCGTTGTGGCTTGGAGTTGCGTACGGGCTATGATTTTCGTACAGCACGGCGTAGTCTGAACTTCCTGATTGGCGAGTGGGCTAACCGGGGTATTAACCTGTGGACTATTGAGCAGGGCTCGATCAACTTAGCGCAGGGAGTAACTACCTATGATCTACCTAGTGATACCGTTGATCTGGTTGAACATGTTATTCGCACTGATTCCGGACAGGGCCCTAACCAGACGGATTTGAACATCACCCGTATTTCGGTTTCTACTTATTCGACTATCCCCAACAAGCTGGCACAAGGGCGTCCAATTCAGGTCTGGATTAACCGCCGGTCCGGACAAACTACAGACTTGTTGGGGGCCACTCCAAAGTACCCACAGATTAATGTCTGGCCTGCGCCGGATCAGGGTACAGCTTTAAACCCGTACTACGTGTTCTATTACTGGCGGTTGAAGCGTATTTACGATGCCGGTACCGGCACGAACGTGATTGATATTCCGTTCCGCTTTCAGAATTGCTTGGTAGCAGGTCTGGCTTATATGATCGCGGTAAAGAAAGCAGAAGTTGACCCGATGCGGATTCAAGCGTTGAAGCTAATGTATGACGAGGCTTGGGACTTGGCGGCGGGTGAAGATCGTGAGAAGGCTGCTGACCGGCTCGTGCCGAGAGAGATGTTCTTCTAATGGGAAATAGGTTTGCTAGTGGTAAGAACTCGATTGCAGAATGTGACCGCTGCGGGTTTCGCTACAAGCTAAAAGAGTTAAAAAAGCTGACGATCAAGACCAAGCAGGTTACGATTAAGGTATGCCCTACGTGTTGGGAACCGGATCAGCCACAGTTGCAGTTAGGCATGTATCCGGTGCAAGACCCGCAAGCAGTTCGGGAACCGCGTCCTGATAACAGCTATAGGCAGTCTGGCTACACAGGATTGCAGTTGACGTTGAATACAGACTTTGGTGATCCGTCAGGTGGTAGTCGGATATTCCAGTGGGGCTGGTACCCGGTAGGTGGTTCAAGATCGGATGATGCGGGGTTGACACCGAATGCTTTAACGTCACCTGCACAGATAGGCAGTGTAACAATCTCGTAGGAGTAGATATGGACAGCATGAAAAAGGTAGCCAAGGCGGAAGTCACGGCACATGAGAAGCGGATGCACAAAAAGGGCATGGCTAAAGGCGGCGTGACCGGCGAAGCCATGAAGAAGTATGGACGTAACATGGCGCGTGCTATGAATCAGCGTGGTACTTCAAGGAGCCGATAATGGAAAAGATTAAGTCTTCACCCCCGTCGGTACTAAAGACCAAGTCGGGCAAAGAATACACCAACGAGATGAACATCGCTGGTGGCGTAGTTAGCAAAGGTAACTACAAAGAGCCTAAGACAACTGGTATCAAGATTCGCGGCACAGGTGCTGCGACTAAAGGTTTAATGGCACGAGGCCCAATGGGTTGAGGTGAACTGTGACGTATAACGAGCTGTTTATCGCGGTTAAAGACTACCTGCAAAACGATTTTCCAACGAATAGTTGGACAAACGCAGCAGGGACGGGGGTTACTTCGTCTGACGGTACAGACCAGATTAACCTGTTCATTACACAAGCAGAAGAGCGGGTTTACAACACTGTTCAGATTCCCGCCCTGCGCAAGAACGTCACGGGTAATACATCTAGTGGCAATCAATACCTGACTTGCCCTTCCGATTTCTTGTCGGTGTTTTCGATGGCGGTTATTGACGGCAGCGGTAATTATGAGTACCTGCTAAATAAGGACGTAAACTTTATTCGTGCGGCGTACCCCAATCCGTCTAGTCAAGCATTGCCCAAGTACTACGCTTTGTTTGGACCTCGTGTGTCTCTGAGTACGGTTTCAGATGAGTTGAGCTTTATTCTTGGTCCAACCCCAGATGCCAACTATTCGGTCGAATTACATTATTTTTACTACCCAGAGTCAATCACTATTGCTTCCGATGGGCGTACTTGGCTGGGCGACAACTACTCGCCTGTACTGCTATATGGTACGTTGGTTGAGGCGTACACCTTCTTAAAAGGTGAGCAGGACTTGATTGCGCTGTATGACGGCAAGTACAAAGAAGCCATGATGCAACTGAACCGTCTGGGTACAGGTCTTGAGCGTGGTGATGCTTACCGTGATGGTCAGGCAAAGATTAAGGTGATGCCGTGATTCAACAGGGTCTGACAAACAGCTTCAAACAAGAGATGCTTCAGATGGGGCAGAACTTGGCGACCGACACGTTGAAGATGGCGCTGTACACAGCGTTTTCTGACATCGGGCAGTTGACCACTGTGTACACCACGTCTAATGAAGTTACCGGCACGGGCTATACGGCAGGCGGCGTGGTGATGACCGGCGTGACAATTAACACAGAAACCACAGGCCCCAACGCGGGTACGGTGTACGTGGATTTTAATGATGTGTCATGGCCCGGCGCTAACTTCACCGCACGTGGTGCGTTAATTTATAACGTGACACGTAGCAATAAGTCTGTAGCAGTGTTGGACTTCGGTTCAGATAAAACATTCACAACGGCAACTAACACCGTTACGATGCCCGTTAGTACCGCAACAACCGCTTTGATTCGTTTTCCTTAAAGGATAGATATGCAAGTTACGGCACAAACGCAATTAGGGCAACTCGAAGTACGTGTGACTTCTCATCGTGGGCATAGCGTGGATGAGTTGGCTGATGCGGCAGTGGCGCGTATTTTGTATGTAGGCGATACCGTGCATCCAGCTATCAGGGATCAGGCAGTAGCGTTTAAGGAACACATACGCCAGATTATCGCGTTTTACATGAACCAAGCCGTTAAATCGGACAGAACTACTGTAGCAAATATTTTGAAAAACGCTGGGCATTCTGAGCTGGCGGCACTTATCGAGGTCTAACATGCCTATTACACAAGCTATTTGCAATACCTTTAAACAGCAGCTGTTTCAGGCGCAGCACAACTTTGATGCCCCGGGCGGAAATACGTTCTTTTTGGCGCTCTACACATCCGCTGCAACTATCAACGCTTCAACAACGGTGTATATCACTAGCGGTGAAGTATCGTCTGTCGGCACTAATTACCCTGCTGGCGGCAGCGCACTTACTAGCTTGGGCGTGGCACTGTCGAGTGCTACAGCGTTCTTAGATTTCAACGACCTGACTTTTCCGAACGTCACGTTAACTGCGCGGGGTTGTTTAATTTACAACTCAACTAACGCAAATAAAGCGGTCGCAGTATTTGATTTTGTCTCGGACAAGACTGCAACGGATGGTGACTTTACGGTGATCTTCCCGGCGGCAACGGCTTCCACCGCAGTTATTAGACTGACCTAATCATGGCGTTCGTCGTATCAGATCGTGTTCGAGAAACCAGCGCGTCCGTTGGCACGGGGGCGATTGCGGTTACTGGCGCGTACACTGGGTACACAACATTCGCCGCAGCAATTGGTAACGGCAACAGTACTTATTACACAATTACTAACGATTCTCTCGGGCAGTGGGAAGTTGGCGTTGGTACATTCAACGCAGGTTCATTAGTACGGGACTTGGTGCTCACTAGCTCCAATAACAATTTGATCGTTAATTTTGGGGTAGGCACTAAAGACGTTTTTTGTACGTTACCAGCGGAGCGGGCTGTTTACAATAATCCGGACGGTTCTCTTGTTTACGACCCGGCGGGATCAGCTATTGTGTTTGCTATTGCACTGGGATAAGTTATGGCAACGTTTAAAAGCACCGCAACTAGGAACCTCGGCGCGTCGCCTACTACGATCCATACCGCTCCATCTGGTACGGTTGTCATCGGTTTGAGCGCAGCCAATATTTATGGTTCCGAACTGCCTATTGACGTTTGGCATCGAAGAAGTTCCAATGACACAAAAATTTTGCAACAGTTCCGTGTAGGCCCCGGTGAGACCGAAGAGTTGATGCGGGGGAACAAAATTGTGCTACAGGCGGGAGACTTGCTTATGGCGTCCACTGCGGTGGCAAACGGCTTTGATATTCTTGTTTCTGTATTGGAGAGCGTCTAATGGCTGGGTTTCATACAGGCACAGATTTAGCGAATAAAACCTTTTATGGTTTTAGGTTAATCCAAGCGACAGGCGATTTAAACGTGGACATCATCAATGACGGATCGACGGTGAGTCTCCCTGAACCGGGCTATATTATCGGCCCGAACGAATATGTAAATTGGATTTGGTCAACCGGCACTTATCAATTCCGTTGGGGTAATAAGGGCCATTTGGAGATGGTGTTCATATGACTACAATTGTTGATCTTGGAAAATTACGGTTTTATTGGGCCGGGAACTACAACCCGCTCACTGAGTACGAACTAAACGATGTTGTCCGCTATGGCGGTAACGTATACGTTTATATCAACGTCGTAAAGACTATAGGTAACGAACCGACTGACCCAGCATACTGGGCGTTGATGGTTGAGGGTATCAACTTTATTGGCGCTTGGAACTCCGCTACCCAGTATTACATTGGCGATGCAGTAGCTTACGGCTCTACCGTGTATGTGTCCTTGGAGGACAACATCAACAAACGACCTGATCTATTCCCAGCGATCTGGTCCCAGTTTGTTGAAGGTATTCAGTTTGAAGGCGTCTATAGTGGATTAACTACGTATCAAGCAAATGACGTAGTTACTTACGGCCCTTCCGCTTACATCGCAAAGCAAACGACAAACAATAACTTGCCTACTAACGCAACGTTTTGGGACTCGTTTGTTCAGGGGATTTCGCCCGCCGGTGTTTACAACGGTGCTACAGCTTATGTCCCCGGTGATTTAGTCGCTTACGGCGCTAACATCTACGAATGTATTGCTAACAGCACTGGCAACGTCCCAACCAATCCAGCGTTTTGGACCCTGTTCATTGACACTATTCGTACGCGTGGTAACTGGACAACTGCTACGCTGTACTACATCAATGATATTGTCACGTATGGCGGCAATACGTATATCTGTTTAATACAGAATACATCCGGAACTTTTGCAACAGATTTAGCCGCAGGTAAATGGCAGATTTTTAATAGCGGTATTCGTTGGCGCGGGTCGTGGACGCCTAGTACTGCATATTTGGTGAACGATGTCGTCTTTAATGTAACTTCATCTTACATTTGCTTAAGCGATTACACGTCTACCAGCAACTTTAACACCGACTACCTTGCGGGCAAGTGGGCCTTCCTAGCAAAAGGGGACGATGACGTTCTCCCTATAATCACTCAGGGCCTAGAAGGTTACAGCCTAAGCGTGGCTGCTAACGGGATTGACGTTAACTGGCTTAACGCAAGTGGGTCAACCAATGTCTTCTATGTAGCACCAAATGGCAATAATAGTAACCCCGGAACAAGTTTGGCGCTGCCGTTTGCAAATATTAAAAACGCAGTAGCGGCTGTACCTGCGGGGCAACCAGCCACGATTTTCGTGAAAACCGGCACTTACTCCGAGTCCCAGTTGCCGATCATCGTCCCCCCAACTGTTGCGATTGTTGGCGACAACCAGCGTACAGTAATTGTTCAGCCCGCTGCTGGTTTGGCGGCTGATGGTATTACACCGAACAACCAAGCAACGATGTTCTTGCTGTCCAATGCGTCGATCTTGAATCGGATGACATTCTCGGGCATGACCGGTTGGGTGCCCGGTGGAACTCCGGGCGATATCCGCACGTCCACCCCCAAGGGTATTTTTGCGGCTTTGAATCCTGCATCTCCGGTGACCACCAAGTCGCCCTATATCGTTGAGTGTTCGGCGATTGGTACAGGTTGTATTGGCGCATTGATTGATGGTACGGCGCAAGCATCAGGCTACAAGTCGATGCTCTTCCATGCCTATACCATCATTGGTAATAACGGTGTGGGCTTCTGGGCGAAAGATGGCGGTCGCGCTGAAATTGTTTCGTGCTTCACCTACTACGCGTACTTCGGATACTCATCATCCGGCGGTGGCATTATCCGTGCGCTGAACGGTAACAACTCGTACGGTACATGGGGCGCAGCATCG